GGCACGTTCATTTTAGACCGGCCGAAATGACTTACGGCAAACTGACAAGAATTTATTACGAGCAGCCTTCTTTCCCTGTATCTCTTTTACCTGAAGAGCTTCAGAAGATTGAAAACCTTGAAAATTATGAGTTCATAACCTACGGTGTTTATTACGATATTTACAACGGTGTAAAGGTAACTTACATCAACGAAGTGAACTACATTCAGATTGAACCGTTTGATTCAGACGTTTTACCGTTCGTATATCTGCATTTTAATTCACCGATTATGGGTGATACATCTGAATCTATCGTTGATATGCTTAACTCAATTCAGCTTGAAATTGACAATCTTATGACAAAGATTTCAGACGCTTCTCAACTCAATCCGGCAAATACTTTCTTCCTTCCTGAAGGAAGTTCGATAAAGGCAAGCCAGCTGAATAACCGTATCGGTAACGTTGTAATGTACAAGCCTTCACCAAATATGACCACATCACCTGTATCAATTTCAACTCCAGCTTTCATAAATGACCAGTACATGGTAACGGTTGAAAAGCTTAAACAGACAGCTTACGAAATGGTAGGAATCTCCCAGCTTTCAGCAATGTCTACAAAGCCTACAGGACTTGATTCAGGAATTGCCCTTCAGAGCATGGAGAATATTGAGTCAGACCGCTTTGAAACTCAGCTTAATCAGGTTATCCGGGCATACGTTGATATTTCAAAAGCCTGTATTGCTTGTTTCCCTCAGAACGAGGATATTTTACCGGAAAACAAGGCTCGCCGCTCTATCAAGTGGAGTGACATTGTAGCTGAATCAAAGAACATGACCATTCAGTATTCCGGCGCGGATGCACTGTCAAAAGACCCTAGCGAAAAACTCAAGCAGCTTCAGATGCTCTCTCAGGCCGGTGTTATTCCTGCAAGCCGTATTGCTCAGTTTATTGAGATTCCAGATTTACAGAGCGGTTACAGTCTTACAAACAATGCTATCAACGCCGTAATGACTGTCATTGATACATTTTTCAATGACAACATGATGAACGTACCTGAATTCGTACCGTTCATGATGCTCAAAGAGGAAATCATAAATACCCAGCTTTCTCTCTATTCCGCAAATCCTGAAAAGAATCTTGACGACATCGAAAAGCTTAATCAGCTTTACAAGGCCGTTGAAGATAAGGAAGCCGAATGGCAAAACGATACGAATAACATCAATGACGCTGCTAATGACGCTGCAGATGACCTTGGAATCCCTCAGCAGGAAAACGTTCTTACACAAGAGGCCGGTATGCAGCAGGTTCCACAGCAGCAGGGCGCGGCACCTGAAGCCGTACCTGGTAACCTTGATGTATCTGCTGACGGTGCACAGCCGGGAAACTGGAACGCAGGGGCATAAAAAAAAGATTACTATATATTTTTAAGAGCAGGTAACTGCAATATTTTTTGTAAAGAGGTAATTCGACATGGAAGACGCAGAACTTTATGAAATACTCAATTCTTATAAGAGCGCTCTCGACCAGATTCTTCAGAGGCTTGACCAGATGGACAAGATGAACGAAGACTGGAAACGTGAAGTTGATGAAAGAATTCACGATTTGAATAAAACGCTTTTTGACGACATTCTTACTCCAGCTCAGGAAGCAATGGACGCTGCTAACCGCGAAAAAGCTTATGAAGAGTTCAGCGGTAAATACAGTGAAAAGTTTGCTCCGTATCTCGATTCCGCAAAGGCAATCGAAGGTGACGATTTCGACTTAATGCGCGAGGCTTTCGACAATTATAACGCCATTGAAGGTGAGAAGCCGGATGAAGCAGAATACATTGAAGTATTGCTCGGAAAAGTTGCTGAACAGGTAAAAGCCGTAAAAGAAGCCCTTGGAGCTGAAGACATTGAAATCAAGCAGGGTGAGAACGGCGAAACAGAGATTAAGGCAGACGGTAAAGATGTAAACGCCGCAGACCTTGAAAACGCTGCTAAAAATGCCGGTGAAAACGCTGACAAAAAAGACGGTGAAGGCGGCGAGGAAAACAAAGGCGGTGAAGAAGGCAGCGAGGAAGAAGAAATCGTTGAAGACACACCGGAAGACATCGCAGCTCTTGAAAAGGAACTCGAAGCTTACAAGGGGTAACGCAGTATGGATGGTACTTACGAAATAACAGACCTTAACGTTACCGGCGCAGGCAAGATTCTGAAAATGAAGGTCAACGGCAAAGTAGTTGACGTTGTAACCGACATTAAAAGAAACGTCAATAAAGAGATTACAGCAATCTCTATTAACGGCGTTGCTCAGGATATTGCCGGTGGCGGTGGTGAAGAACCAATTCCTACAGAATGGCATATCTGGAAAACCGGTGCTGATTCTTATGTACTTTTACCGTTTGACGATGCAACAAACGTTACAGACTTGGAAACCTTCAAAGCTCTGAAGGTTGCTGTAATGAATGACGCAGCCCAGATTGAAATTATAGACTTAGCTGATTATGCAGGATTTGATGATTTGTCATCATTTACAGCAGATTCAGCCGGTCAGTTTACCGTTGAAAATGACGGCGTGGAAGCTGTATACAAAATCGGTTCAGCTTACACTCAGATAGTTGACCTTGATACAGACATCAACCGTACAATTGATGTCTCACAGTATGCAGGGCCGGTAAATCTTACACCTGCAGAAGGTAAGAATGCTATGATAGGTGCTCGCGTAACACTTACTAACATTCCGGCCGGTGGTAGTGCAGCTGCTTATGCTTG